ACTTACATGCTACTCAGCAACTGTACCTTCGTTTGCAGACATCGTACGAGGAATGCAGTTCACTGGCAGCAACGGTCAACTTAACCAATCAGTTGGCTGTACACCTCGCAAAGATATACCAACGTGGGTTCACCGTTGACATGGCTGCACTTGAAAGTGTGCGTCATGAGTTTCAACAGGAACGTGATCAGTTGGTCGCTGATCTTGAGGAACAGGTACGTGAACTTATGGGGGATCGTCCAATCAATTTGAACAGTCCAGAGCAATTGTCTTGGGTTATCTACAGCAAGAAGCCAAAGGACAAGAAAGTATGGGCTGATTTATTTGATGACTTCCGTATGACAGATACGGATTACAGAAGCACAGTTCGTCACAATAGTGACAGGTTGTATAAGCAAAAGGCAAAGCAGTGCACTACTTGCAATGGCACTGGCAAGACCTACAAAACAAAGAAGGATGGAACACAATATGCTAAACCCAATAAATGTATTACTTGTAATGCTACTGGCTATGTCTTTATGGACATCCGTAGTTCGGTCGCTGGATTAAAGTTCAATGCACCTACAGCAAAATGGACCTCAGCTAACGGTTTCGCCACAAGTAAAGATAAACTTGAGTACCTTGAAGGTGTGGCTCGACAACGTGATATGCAAGACGCAGTGTTGTTCTTACAACGAGTACGCCGTTTGTCTGCCGTTGACACATATCTCTCAAGCTTTGTGGAAGGTATATCAACTCACGTAAAACAAGATGGTAAGCTGCACGTCAGGTTACTGCAACACCGCACTGCCACAGGCCGACTGTCTGGTGCCGATCCCAACATGCAGAACATGCCACGTGGTGGTACGTTCCCAGTTAAACGTGTGTTCAAATCACGTTGGAATGGCGGTGAGATCATGGAAGCAGACTTTGCGCAGTTAGAATTTCGTGTTGCTGCATTCTTATCGCAGGACAGGACTGCTATTGACGAGGTGACCACGGGCTTTGATGTACACTCATACACCGCAAAGGTTATCACTGATGCAGGGCAGAACATGTCACGTCAGGAAGCCAAGGCACACACATTCGCACCGTTGTATGGTGCCAGTGGGTTTGGTCGTACACCTGCAGAGGCTGCGTATTACGAGCAGTTCACTAAGAAGTACTCAGGTATAGGCAAGTGGCACAAAGAGCTTGCACGTGAGGCTCTGGCTACGGGTAAGATCAAGACACCATCAGGTCGTGAGTTCTCTTTCCCTGATGTCACTCGTCGTGCTAATGGTACTGTGACCTTTTTCACACAGATTAAAAACTTTCCTGTACAATCGTTTGCCACGGCTGACATTGTACCCATATCTCTGATATACATCGACAAGTTATTAGGGGTAAACCAAATGCAATCGTGCATCGTCAATACCGTACACGACTCCATCGTGATTGATGTGCACCCAAATGAGAAGGATAAAGTATTACGGATAATAAATGCAGCCAACGACAGACTGCTTTCTATTGTGAATAAGAAGTGGAAACTGGATTTCAATGTACCACTTTTATTAGAGGCAAAGATTGGTCCGAATTGGCTTGACACAAAAGATGTGTCGTGATATAACTAAGAACTCGCAAACAGAAAAGGAGATTTTATATGAATCAAGTAGCAACAATTAACACTGGTAACTTCAATGCAATGGCAGAGGCAATGGGCATGTCCGTTGACAATACTCAGAAGTCACAGTCAAGCACACTTGCACGGCTGCGCATTAATCACTCAGCCATCATGGGTGAGGAAACAGTGAATGGCAAAAAGGTAAAGATGGAAGTTGTATCTGGCGGTACATACAAGTTGGAAATCCCAGATGGGCCAACCTACTATGCACCTACTGCGACTATTCGTCCTTACCTACAACGATTTATGTACAAACGTTTCATCAAGGGTAGTGACACAACACCAAATCGTTATGTCAAAACCTTGATGGCTAATGATCTGAACAGTGACATGAAGGACAATGACGGAGGCTTCAACTGTGGTAAGCCTGCAGGTTACATTGAAGACTTCAAAGCATTGCCTGAGAAAACACAAGAGTTAATTCGTCAGATCAAACGTGTCCGTGTCATGTTCGGTACAGTAGAACTGCATGATGTTACAGATGCACAGGGTAACCCAGTTGACTTAGAGCCACAGGCATTCATCTGGGAGATTGAGAACCGTGATGCATTCAAGACTGCAGGAACCCTGTTCAACAAGCTGGGTAAGATGCGGCGTTTGCCAGTGCAGCATAACATCAAAGCTGCAACTGAAGAACGTTCATTGCCAAATGGCAATTCGTTTTACCTGCCAACCTTGGCACTTGATCTGAACGAGACACTTGACGTGGCAGACTCAGAGCAAGAGACATTCGCAAACTTCCTTGCATGGGTTGAGAATTATAACGAGTACATCAAGGGTGCTTGGAATGACAATGCATATAAGAATGATGACACAGACACAGATACTGTTGAGTCATTCGTAGACATTGACGAAGAGGATTTCGTGTAATGAACCATCCTGCTGAACTAAAGCTGCACCAGTTTATGACTGATGCTGCCAATGGAAAGAGCACGTTCACTTATGAACAGGCTAAGGATATTGGCACAGAGGTTGCTGATGCAGTACTTCGTCAGTTCGGTAGTGGCAAGTCTCGTGATGCTTTCACACTAAGGATGTCCAACATTGGGCGTCCTACTTGCCAACTCTGGTTTCAAAAGAATAAACCTGAGAGTGCATTACCAAAGCCGACGACATTTGTAATGAACATGATGATAGGAGATATTGTTGAGGCTGTTTTTAAAGGGCTGCTTAAAGCTGCTAACGTGGAGTTTGAAGACACTGATAAAGTTAGCCTTGAAGTGGGAGATACTAATGATACTAGGGTTTCTGGCTCTTATGATCTTGTCATAGACGGTGCCGTTGATGACGTGAAGTCGGCATCCCCTTGGTCGTACCAGAACAAGTTTGATTCCTTTGCTACACTAGCCAAGGGTGACGGGTTCGGATACGTAGGACAGCTTGCAGGTTATGCCAAAGCATCTGGCAAACGTGTAGGTGGATGGTGGGTCGTGAACAAAGGTAATGGTGAGTTTAAATATGTACCAGCCGATGGTCTTGACCTTAATAAAGAACTTGATAAAATCAAGGACACGGTTGAAGCAGTAAACAAGAATGAGTTCAAACGTTGCTTCAGCCCAGTGCCAGAGTTCTTCCGTGGCAAACCCACAGGGAACAAGGTACTAAATGATAACTGTCGTTTCTGTGATTACAGATACGAGTGTTGGCCCAACATGGTTGAAGAACCATCACGGGTATCGAAAGCAAAAGACCCCAAGACGGTGGCATACATAGAGGATTAATTATGTTAGGTGATGCAGAAATAGAAGACTTACAAAATGAAATTGTGGCAATGGAAGAAAACCTTGAGGCAATGAAACAAGAATTACGTGAAGCACGATTTGCGGGTGTCCGTAAAGCAATGAAAGCACGTAAGGAAGCCGATCAGTTACTGAGTGAAGAACTGAAGGCATTAGGAGTACGCCGTGTAAACTGGCATCCGTTTATCTAATGAACGGTAAGCAGTTCATGGCTGCTATGAAGCATGGGTATAGGAGTGGGTTAGAAATCAAAGTCAAAGACTACTTGAAGGAGAAGAAAGTCAAGTTCAAGTACGAAGCCATTAAGATCGAATGGGAAGACTTGATGTACCGCACCTATACTCCTGACTTTATATTGCAGAACGGTATCATCATTGAGGTGAAAGGGAGATTCACATCAGATGATAGACGTAAACACGTAGCAATAAAGAAGCAACACCCAAACTTAGACATACGGTTTGTGTTTGAAAACAGTAGACGTAAGTTAAGTAAGGGAGCAAAGAGTACATATGCTACATGGTGTGAGAGAAATAAATTCTTGTATGCAGATAGGGTTATTCCAGAGGAATGGTTGAAAGAGAAAGGTAAAGACACACATCCAGACCTGATAGAGTTTCCTTACGATAAAATAAAGAGGAGCTAATATGTTAAATTCACTAATAAACTTTAACCCTAACGATTTCGTTATCCGTATCTCGCCAGATGTGGATGACAAAGGAGATTGGACAGGAGAACTTTCTGTTGGTATGCTGACCACAGATGATAACACAATGAAAGCAGACGACTTTGCACATCTGAAAGTGTTGACGGACATGTTGATTGCTGCTATACCTTTAATGGAGCAGGATCATGACGTAAGACGTAAACTGTTCAAGTTAGTTGATCAGATTGACGCAGATGAATTGGATATGAACAAACCGTTGGTTGAAGAACGTGACGGTAACGTAGTTAAAGTAAACTTTTAGAAAGGAGAACGAATGGTAGACAATGTAAACAACCCACCACATTATAATCAAGCAGGTATTGAATGCATTGATGCCATTCGTGCTGCCACTGGTGATGGGTACGAACACTATCTTCAAGGTAATATAATGAAGTATCTATGGCGATACCGATATAAGAATGGAGCAGAGGACTTGAAGAAGGCACAGTGGTATTTGACCAAACTTATTGAGGAAGTAGATGATAGTTAAAGTATTCTTAACCCTGAACATAGATGAAGAGGAATATCCAGTTCCTGTAGACGGAGAAGTTGATGAAGAAATCGAACAAAGTCTACAGGAATTTATTTATGACATAGACGGTATGTCAATCAAAGCAATAAAAATAATAACGGAGTAATGCTTATGGAAACTTATGGACCAACACTTGGAATCTCAGAGGAGATTCACGCAATGAAATACCGCAGCCACGGAGAAACCTTTCGTGAGGCAATGACACGTGTAGCAGAAGCACTAAAAGATAACGAAGGACATTTTAATAACTTCCGTACAATTTTGTACGAACAACGATTTCTTCCTGCAGGACGAGTACAATCAGCAATGGGTGCACCTCGTCGTGTAACACCATACAACTGCTTTGTATCAATGACAATTGAAGATAGCATGGACGGTATCATGGAAGCTGCTCGTCGTGCGGCAGAGACAATGCGCCTTGGCGGTGGCATTGGCTATGACTTCAGTACACTACGTCCACGTGGTACACTGATCAAGTCACTGGACAGTAAGTCGTCTGGTCCCGTGTCATTCATGGGTATCTTTGATGCCGTGTGTAAGACTATTGCATCTGCAGGGCATCGTCGTGGGGCACAGATGGGGGTGCTACGTGTTGACCACCCAGACATTGAAGAGTTTATTACAGCTAAAAACAACAGTGATACATTGACACAGTTCAACATCTCTGTGGGTGTGACGGACGAGTTCATGACTGCAGTAAAGGAAGACAAAGACTTTGATTTAAAGTTCGATGGACGTGTATATAAAACTGTGAATGCTCGTGCCCTGTGGGATCAGATATTACGAAGCACATGGGATTGGGCAGAGCCTGGGATTCTATTTATTGATCGTATTAATAAGAAGAATAACCTACAGTACTGTGAAAAGATTGCAGCAACTAACCCTTGTGGTGAGCAACCACTACCACCAAACGGAGCATGCTTGCTGGGTTCATTCAACTTAGCTAAGTATGTACTTGATCATGACGGTAAGAATGTCTTCAACATGAACCAACTACGTAACGACATACCTCATGTGGTACGTGCTATGGATAACGTTGTAGATCGTGCAACCTACCCACTGTTAGAGCAAGAGACAGAGGCCAAGAGTAAACGCCGTATGGGTCTTGGTGTTACAGGTGTAGCCAATGCTATTGAGGCGTTAGGATTTGAGTATGGTAGTGCTCGGTTTCTACAGACTCTTGAAGAAATCATGGGAGTAATTAGAGATGTGGCATATACTACGTCAGTTGAGCTTGCACTTGAGAAAGGTCCGTTTCCTCTCTTTAGTCAGGCATACCTTGGTTCTGATTTTGCTAAGTCTTTGCCTGATAATATTCGTGATCTCATTAGCAAGCATGGCATTCGTAACAGTCACCTTCTATCAGTTGCGCCAACAGGAACTATCAGCTTGTCAGCCGATAACGTATCCTCTGGAATCGAGCCTGTCTTCTCACATTACTACGACAGAACTATCCAAACCTTCGATGGACCCAAGGTTGAACGAGTAGAAGACTACGGCTATCGTGTGTTTGGTGTTAAGGGTAAGACTGCAGATGAACTGTCTGTGTTTGATCACGTTAAAGTATTGAACGTTGCCTCCCGTTACGTTGACTCCGCATGCTCAAAGACATGTAACACAGGTGACGATGTAACATGGGAAGAGTTTAAGAAAGTGTACATGGATGCATATGATGGTGGTGCATCGGGGTGTACAACCTTCCGTGCTGCAGGTAAACGTTACGGCATTCTAAATGCATCCAACTCTGAGGATGTTGCAGAAGAACCAGTAGTCGAGGAAACACAAGACTACGTAGAAGAAGGTGGTGCTTGCTACTACGATCCATCAACTGGCCTACGTCAGTGTGAGTAGAAATCGTAAGAGCTTAGGTACTGTTCAGTCACCCTGCGTAAAGGTCTGTCGCATAGACGATGATGGCTTTTGCGTGGGGTGCAAAAGGACTATTGACGAGATACGTGAATGGTGTATAATGTCAGAGTACGAACAACGTAAACTTTTATTTGAACTAATATGGAGGAAAGATAATGGGAACACGAAAACAATTTAGCCGTGCACTGTACGATGCATATGATGCTCCTGCAAAAAACAAACTCATGGAGTATCTCAAGAGTGCGGGGCATGAAATTGAAAGTGCAGAAGAGGACTACAATGTAGACATTGTATCAAAGAAAAACGATTATACTTACTTCAATGAAGCAGAAGTTAAGTTGGCATGGAAAGAGGAATGGCCCACACACTGGAAGGACATACGTATTCCCGAACGTAAAGGTAGACTACTTGCAAAATATGAGGGGGAGAATGGGGTACTTAACTTCTACATCTTCCGTAAAGATATGAAGCAAGCTTGGCGTATCAAGGATACAAGCCTGACAGAGGAACGTCTACGTGAGGCACATGGACGTAACATCCTGAAGGGTGAACTGTTCTACCATATACCATACACCGAAGCAGAATTAATCAACGTAGCATAAGGAGATTGCATATGAACAAACAACTAACTCGCAAACAACGTGGCCTTGGCAAATATGATGCACCGTTAAAATTTCAACACGAGAAAGGTTACAAAGATTTTCGACGTGGAGTCGTCGTTAACCCATTCCACAAGGATACAATGCAATACAGGGAATGGGAACGTGGGTTTAATCAAGCCTACTTTGAGCAGTTAAAACGGGTGAAGGAGTATGAACAAGCTACAGGACGAGGCTAGAGCATTTATGGAA